CGACTCGGCGCATCTTGTGGAAGGGCTACAACTTTGACGGTCGGTACGATGAGGTACCCACCGTGTATACGAAAGTTCCGGGGTTGATGTGGGGGTTGAAGGGTTTAGGCATGGCGGAAAAAAACAGCCAAGGTACGTGGCTTATGAGGGATTATGATCTGCATTCGGTGGCTTCGTTGAGTCCAACTCTTTCTGATATCAGAAGGTTGGCTCCAACGGAAGAGCGGTATCAGCAGCGTTCGTTGTCTACGTGGATGTCTTTCCTGTTCGGCCTTGGACTTCGTACGAACACGAAGGAAGAGCAGCAGCGCACCTTGAAGGCACTCAGGTTTGAGCAGCAGGCGGAACGGACGGAGCAGCGACGCAGGCAGCGTGCTGGACTAAACCCGTAGGGACAGAGTACCCTTAGGGTATGAAGTACATCACCCGCAACGAATGGGGCGCGATAGACACAGGGAAGCGCCTGAAGGGCTTCTGGCGTCGCGTGCAGGGGATTGTCATCCATCACACCACGGGGCCGTCATACGGCCCGTGGGAGCGTGTGAGGGGACACGACAGGTACCACATCCATACCAAGGGGTGGGATTCCATCGCGTACAACTGGCTCGTGGGTGAGACTGGTGAAATCTTTGAAGGGCGCGGATGGAAGAGGGGTGCCGCCACTCGCGGGTGGAACTCTAAAACGATTTCCGTTGCATACATCGGAGATTCCGATGATGGGCTAACGGAACGCGGTAAAGATAGTATCTTGACCGCCGTCGGGGCAACGCGAGAGCGTTATGGTGACCACCTATGGGTCAAGTGTCACAAAGACTTTTCGCAAACTACTTGCCCCGGCGAAACTCTAACCGAATGGGTGAACGCTGGCATGGTTGCAGAGCAGCCCCATACGAACACGATGGTCGATTGGGCGGGAATCTTTCGATACATTACGGAAACAGGTTTGGCTCACGTAATAGACCACCCAATCAAGCGAGGTTCTACGGGAAAGTGGGTTTCGATTGCGCAGCAGAAACTAAATGACCGAATCAACGCAGGTTTGAAGGTTGACGGCATTTACGGTAAGAAATCTAGGGCCGCGTGTAAGCGGTTCCAATCACAGTTCGCTATGAAGGTCAACGGAATCGTTGACGAACACACATGGAAGGTGTTGTGGACAGCATGAATAACATGATTGAACGAGCGGGATGGACTTTCGTACAGGCTTTCTTAGCCGTGTTCGTGATCGGGGATCAGACCACGCTAAGGGTGGCCCTGATCGCTGGTGTCGCTGCCGCCCTGTCGGTGGTAAAGACCTACGCGCAGGAGCGCAGGGGCTGATGGGTGAGGCCGGAGAAGCCGAGTTCGACAAGTTCCAAAACGAATACGGTTATTTGGCAACAGAAATCTACGAAGACATGAAACAGACTTCGCACCTATTAGACATAGCGGATCAGACTCACGCCAAGTGGCATGAGGCTGATCTGGGTGTTCTACTGGTGCTACCGTACGAACATGTAATGGCATTTGCGCACGAAAATCTTACAAACGATTTCGACAATAGCCCATTACATCAGTACGTATTCGGAACGATTAGCACATTGATTATGAACTCGTTTGAGGCTATGGAAGATGGTCAGGTAGAAAGATAGTCTTGTATTGCGGGATCATTCGCAAGCGCAACTCTTAGTTTAGCCAGTATTTTGTCACGATAACGTGCGACAGTTGTTTTGGGAATCCCAATACGGTGTTCGATTTGGCGCAAACTTAGGCGTTCAAACAGGAGCGCATTCAATAGCCACGCTTCTTCAGCGTTGAGAATATCTAGAGCGCTCACAACTGTTTCTCGTAGCGCCGTTTGCTCTTCTAGGGACTCGCGTGGTTCCAGCGTTCCCGCTTCTTGCAGGGCAATCAGTTCCGTTTCTGGCGGGTTGCCACGAACGGCGCTGCCCTGAAACGACGTTAGTGGATCAAACGGGAACTCTCTCTTCACCCTCGTCAGTATACACCTCGGCATACACCATCGGAGAGTTCAAATACTCTTCTGAGATGACACGCGTACCTTCGCTGTCATAACCGGAGGGTTCGCCCTTCTCCCACGCTTCGTCGTGGTCGATCCACCCAAGGATCTCTACCGTACGAAACTCTGGTGCGACCGGGCGGACAACGAAGAGAATCAAACCTTGGCCCAGTTGCTTGCGCCGCACCGCAGCGTTGCTACTGGTGCGTACGCGTCTAACTTCAATGTTGTGCCCTACGTCCGCCATACCCTTGAACTCTTCGTGACGATTACCGGGCCACACATGACCACCCCAATACTGGTTGGTTAGTTTCGCAACAGCCAACTCGCCCGCGCACGCGGCAGCCTGCGCGGTGCGGTCGTCCTCCATGCGTTTCTTGTCATAATGGCGTGCATCAGCCTTACCCCAGTTCTCAATGAAGCGACGTGCGCCTACATGCAGCGCCCATTCGTACTCCCACGGGTACAGTTCAACGAGGATCATTCCTTGCTCGCTTTCAGTTGTACCACAAGCCGGTCGTTCGGGATGATGCCCGCACGCTGGCACCCATCTAGGCATAGTTTGACGTAGTTGTCCAAATCTCCACGTAGTGGTGTCTGCCATTGCGTCAAGGAGCGGACAATGACGTATGTTGCTTCTTCGCAAAATGTCATCTCCACCGAAACCGGTCCCTCAAAGACCGGCGGGTTATCATCAACCGCTTGAGCGTATGTACGCTCCGCTTCAACGGTTTCCTTCGGAGTGTAAACGCGACCTTTCCGCGACATTCGGGGACGACCCTTGGGCTGCGGCCTTCCGGGTACGACGAACGAGAACTCATCGGGAGGCTTTGCGTTCGGCGTCGCTGACGAGTCGGTTGATTTGTCTTTCGCAGTCTTGCCTGCCCGTGAACTTTGGCCCATCGTCGTACCAATCTCCCAGTCGTGAGTCTAGGTCTTTAGTCCATGATAGGACATCGGAACGAGTATAGCCGGTTTCAAACATTGCACGAGCGAATCGGTTCAGGAAGCCGTGCCGCCCCTTGCCAGCACCGTGAGTGCCCTTGTAGTACGGCACGGGACCGTTCTTGAACATCTCCGACGGTAGCCCACGCAGGCGTGTGCCGTCTACGGTCATCAACGGTTCTTTGCTGTAGTCCCGCTTCGGGGGCAGGTCTGGCACCACGGGTATGGGGTCTTTGTACAGCGCAGCAGCGCGTTCCAAGTTTGCTGTAGGCGTTCTGGCTAGTTCCGCAAAATGAAGGAACTCATCCACGGAAGGAATCATTCCGCAAAGATCGACCATTTCCTGCCTGTCCTTAGGGCGTTTCCCACCATACGGCAAGCGCATGTAGTTGCCGGGTGGCCCCTCCAACGAATCCTGTTTCGGATACACGGCGTCATACGAGGCTTCTGCCAGATCCAAGGCAGCGTGCATGGCGCGACGGATTACTGACGCACGCACCCACTCTTCGGTGAAGATCCACAGGTGATAGCCCTTGCTGCGTGACCTCTCAGGCCACGCTTCGATATCCATTGCCTGAAAGATTGTTTGGGTGTTGCGAGCGATAATGAGGGAGTCTTCGCCATCGTCTATGTCTATGGATCCCCACTTGCACATCCACAGGTCGGGATCCATCTCCACATAATAACGATGATTATCCGGCCCTTCCGTCCATGAATCAGGACCACCTTGAGTGAAGTGTGGGTCATAGACCATCGGGTAAATCTCGATCATCTCTTCGCCAGAAAGGTGCTTCTCCCACATGGAGTCAACGTCTGCCCATCGGCAGCTCTCATTCATCGAACTCTTCCAGTCGTGTCTGTTCCCACATTATGCCGGGTTCCAGCAGGCGCCCACTCTTGTCAATGGTTAGATGCACTTCTGCTTTCTCTCCGTCACCGGACTTGTTCTTCCACAATCCCGCACTTATTTCGGTTTCATAGTGCTTGCGGTCGGCTTCCTCCAGTTGGGTGTCATCCCACCTGCGCCACGTTTCAATCAGGAAGTGACTTTCGCTAGTGGATGCGTACCGTCCGGCTTCAATCCCACCAGCACGGCCACGGTTCCCTGAACCCCGGCCAGACTGATGCAGGATCACGCCTACAACACGCCAGTCCGACACCAACTGCTTGAACGATTCGATCTTAGCCTGCACGCTGGCTGCATCGCCAGCACCACCGCCCCGGATCAACTCCAAGTAGTCGTACACCAGCACCTCAGGTCGCTGCCCATCCCACAGTTCTACTGATGCGATACGCATGGCCTTGTCAATGTCGTCCACGGTCATACCTGTGGACTCAAAGTGTAGATTGGTTTCGTCACGCATTAGTTGTTCGACACGTTCCCACGCTACGGGATCGTCGCGGATGAGTCGCCCCACCCAATCCTTCTGATCGATCTCCATGCGGATGGCGGCGTACCGACCCCAGAACATTGTTTCGGTTTCATCGGGCGAAACCCACAGGGTGCGATGCTGACGGTTGCGAGCCACCATGTTCAGCGCCAGCAGGGTCTTACCCGTATGCGACCTACCAATGATGGTTACGAGTTGTCCGCCACGAGCGCCACCCAAGGTGGCTTCATCGAATACGCGTACACCGAAAGACCATTCACTACCTGAACGCAGGTCGTGGCGCATACGCCGGACCTGTTCCTTCTTCGGGGTGAACAGCCTTTGCAGGTCTGCGGCAGAGATCCCCTCTATTTGTGCTGGAGGCTCCGAGGGGGGAGGGGCCGGAGCAGAGATGGACTCTGCTCCGGCCACGCGCTTTAGTGCTTCCTCCAGACTGAGTTCCTCAGGCACTTACCTGACTCAGCCAGTTGTGGGGGTCAATCGGATCCGGGCGGTCCTTCCACCCGAATCCGTTCTTGAGTTTCACCAGA